GCCGCCGCAGCAGCGGCGGCAGCTTCAGCAGCGGCCCTATCGCGGGCGTACTCGTACCCGCGCATTTGGGCCGGACCTTCCGCTCCGGGCATCGGTAATTGCGGCGGTACGCCAGCAGGTTGCATATCAGGACCTAAACTGCCGGTGCGCCGTAATCCTTCTTCTCGCAACGCTTGTTGGGCGGCTTCATACGCAGACCTAGGCTGTTGCGGTTGCCCCGGCATTACAAAGTTGGGCGTGTACTCGGGCGGCAGCACGGCGCTTTGCGGGTTAAACATCGCCAAGTTAGATGACCCTGGCTCGACGGGGCGCAACATATTGACCGGCGGGCGATAGTCCGGCGGCATAGCATTAGCGGCTTGATACGCGGGGGTAGACATACGCCGCGCCATTAGGGCGTTGGCAAGCATACCGCCGGTTGCGCCTATAACACCACCGGCAGCAGGAAAACCAACTAGACTTCCAAGACCAAATCCAAGTGTTCCAGCCGTGCCGCCGCGCGCAAGAGTAGGAAGTTTAGAAATTGTTCCAGGTTTTACTTCAGCGATAGTAGGAAAGTTTGCCGCTACGCTGGCAATATCTGCCGCTGTGCCGGTCAATGGCTTTTGTTTTGCCATCGCAGCTAACTTAGTTGGATCTATACGCCCCGTGTTGAAGTCAGTGGCGCGCTCATAGTCGTAAGTCTTAGCCAGCAAAGTTCTGGCGTTTTGAAACGCGCGCGCTTGTGTTCCGGTCAAATTTTGAGCGGCAAGTTCTTCAAGTTGATTGGCGATTGCCATGCTGGCATCAGCAACCGAAATAGATTCTGGCGACGGCGGTGTAATGCCTTTGCGCTGCGCGTTGTAGATTGTCTGCGCTGATTGACGAAGGTTTCTAATGTTTGTCAGCGCTTCGCTGCCAGACAACCCAAGGTTTAAATTTTCTACCGTACTATCAATTAACCCAGACACGGCGCGCGCGCTGGATTCCCCACCAATCAACGCTGGAGTACGCAACCCTTCAATAGCAGTTAACGTCTGTTCGTCGGGCGTTAATTGTCTAATGCTGGCAACTGCTTCGTATGGTTTGGTGATTTCTGGTGAAGACCGCACTTTATCAAACGCCGCCCTATCAAGCGTCGTATCAGGCGTCAACCCCATATCTTTTTTGGCCGCTTCAGTCCATTGCGGTTCGTTTTTACGCGCCATCCTTGCTTCTGGACTACCCGTCAGCGCGGCGACAATCTTATTTGCTTTTGTAGGGTTTGAAATAGCTGGCGGTATTGCTACGCCAAGGCGTTGCGCTGCTTGCGCGGACTCGATCAGCGGCGCGTTCTGAAAACTTTGTGTGACTCGTTCTTGCTGCAACCGCGCGGCGCGTTCTGGAAACGGCTGAAATTCCCGAATCATCTGCGCTTCGTTTCGCAGCGCATTTATAGCAGGAGCAGGGCGAAACGCGCCCATCGTACCAACGTAAGGAGGTAGTCCAGAAACGGCGCTACCCACAGTGCCAAGAATATCTCGCGCTGTTTGAGTTTGCGGTTGATGTGTAAATGAACGCATTACACGTTCTTGAACAGCTTTATTTGGGCCTTCACCCAATTTACCTGTCAATATGCCAGCAACAGAAGAAACAGGAACTGCCGCCGCGCCAGTTGCAAGCGTAAACGCCGCCTCTGGCCCGCCTACAATATAGTCAAGAATGCCACGACCATCCGGCGCTGGTGTCGGCTGCGGAACTGCACCCGGAATGTCTGCGGGCGTTGCCGCGCGCGGTTCAAATTTAGGCCCGCGCATCCGCTTAATTTCAGCAGCTAATGTTTTAGCCGCCTCAACGTCACCCGCAGCGTCAGCGTTAATTAACGCTTTGCCAAGTTGGTTAATGGTAGCCATTATCCACCGTATTTTTTAAGCAGATCGTCGACGCTCGGTTTTCCTTTACCGGCGGGCGCGGCGGCAGGGGCAGAAGGTCTAGCCGCAGGTCTGGCCGCAGCGGGGCGACCCATGCTAGGTGCAGCGCCGGTAAGATAAGTCTCTTGGATCTGATCAAGAATTCGGTTAACCGTTTCGATAGACTGACTTGGGTCAGTAACCGAATCCAGCATATTTTTAAGTTCGACGTTAGAGTTAAGCTGCTGCGCCGACATCCCGGTGGCGTTCTTGATGGCGTTAACCAACCGCAAACGACCGCTCTTGATAACGTCGCGTTCAGTCTGTTCCGGCGTTCCAGCCAAACGACCAAGCGTTTGACCTACGCCGGATGCGGCAGTTCCAGCGGCGATGTTAGACAGCACGTTGCGGTCTGTGCTTGGAATCGCCCGCATTTGATTAAGATTGTCATACGCGATGCGGATGTTATCCAGTTCAGACGCCAATTCATTTTTACCAGCCGCTGCTTTAGCTTCCCGTACAAGGGCTTGAGGTTCTTTACCGGACTCGCCGATGACGCGGTTTGAGCGCGCGTCAACTGCAATCATGCGGGTAGGGTCTCTAGGATCTACAATATTAACAACTGTCGGCGGGGGCGCTTCCGGGGCTGCCCCTTGGGCAATAATTCTTCCCGTCGCGGGGTCAACCATAGTCGCGCCTCGCGACAACTCCATTGGGCGTTGCGGGGCGTCTGGCAGCGTAACCGGCGCTTGCCCAGGAAACACAACAGTTTGGCCGCGGCTAAAGATCTGAGGTCTACGCAGTTCAGCAATCTGCCGCGACAGTTCCGCAACCATAGGCATAATGGCCGGATTCTGAGCCGCAAGCATCGTCAAACCATTACGTTTGCGCTCCAGTTCTGCGATTTGCGCGAGTACATTATCACCAAAATTAGAAGGCAATCCTGACGGTGTAAGCGCGTTTGTAGGCGCTGGTGCTTGCTCCGGCAAGTTAGAGCGCATCTTGATGCCAGTACCGCCGCCGCTTAAATTTTCTACAGACAGCGACGGGCTTTGGATAGGCGCGGTAGTCGCCACAGGCGCGGGTTGCGTGGGTGCGGGTTCGCCGCCGCCCATAGCGGCCAAAAAGTTTTTCTGAAACTGCTGTTTTTCTTTGATTTTGTACCCAAGGTCTATGTAATGCTGGACCCCAGACTTAATCATTTCGTCAGCGGCAACATCAAGATCCGCTGGCCCACCTGCTTTTGTAATCGCCGAGCGCATATTGTCCAGCGCAAGGCTATCGCGTTGTGCTTGAGCCAACTGTTGTTCATGCAACTGCCGAGCAACACGCCCAGACTTGATCTGTTCCATAGCCGCCACATCCTGCAAAGGATCTGGCATATTGAACTTAGGCGGCTGATAAGCGTTGACAATCGATGGATCAAGAGGTCGAAGTGCCATGACTATTACCTATTTTCTATTGGCGCTGGAGTCCGGCCATAAAAATCAGCCAACGCATTTGTGCGCTGCCCGTATTGATACATTTGTCCAGCTTGACCAAGTGCTTGATTCAAAGCGTTCTGACCTCCAAGATAACCAGAGGCCCGAGCAGCACCAATATCTTGAAGATTTTGACCTGTTTGCGCGCCATACGCGCCATATGCGTTAGTCAGCGCGCCAGTTGCGGTTTGACCTACTCCGGCCAATGACTGAAGCGGATTGAGTTGAGCATTGCGTTCAGTCTGGTAACGATTGAACGCATTCATGTACTCTTGCGAACCTAAATCTTGACCGTAGCGTTGCGCTCCTTTGAGCGTAGCGCCAGACAACAAACCGCCACGCGAGGCCGCAGTACGGTCAAGTGCTTTCATACCTTCGGACAATCGAAACGCGTAACCGGGATCTTGCGTAAACTGATCCATACCAAACTTGGTATAGTCACTAAGCGGGATTAGCTTGTTAAGCGCGCCGATACCTGCTTGACGAAACGGTTCTTGAAGTTCAATTTGTTTGTTGAACATCCGTTCTTGAGCATCTTGCGCCGCTTGAGTCGCTTGCGCTTGCATATTGGCGGCGTTTCTAGCCGAAGATGCTCCGCTAATTCCAGAACCAATAGACGCGCCAGCTAACGCTCCGGTGGGTCCACCCAACAAAAACCCACCAACGCCGCCTAAGATTGGGGCAAGACTGTCAAGCCAACTCATTATCCAATCCTCCAGTTCGTACCATCATAGTATACGGGTACGTTATTGCTGCCGCCACCAACAACGGTGCTGGCGAACGTCGTGGCGTTGGCATCCGTCACCATTGCGGTCCAGCCTTTGACGGGGCTTCCGGGGAGCGTAGCGACGGTGTATGTTTGAAGTCCTAGCGGTTTTAAAGCGTTGGCAGACGCGGCACCAACTTGGAACACCCCAACTCCACCAATCAAAAAATTTAGCTGATTGGTTGCCCTAGCGTATGAAATATAGTTAGTTGGAGAAAAATTAATTTGAGGTTGCCCTGTGGCAAGCGTTTTATCGCCCCCAAGGTTTAAATAAAACAACTCATCAACCGCTTGAGTCGGCGCTAGATTCCAGACGTTGCCGTTAGTAGGACCGCTAGTGTTATCGGTCAACTGAACACTGCCAGACATCAACATTGGGCCACCAAGGTTGTTAATCCCGTAACCACCGTTGCCAATCAGTTTTCCGCCAGTCACGCGCACGTTATAACTGTCAATGTTGGCAGCAATATACATTCCGTCGCTGGCCGCGCCCGTGACGTAAGGCATAACAAAATCAAAGTCTACACCCTCCAAAATTCTAATCGCCGCTGCTTTTGCGTAATCAATTTCAACTTGACCAACGCGAGCAATTGCTGGATAAAACTCTGGTACTGTAACTAACGTAGTGCTGCTAACTGTTTGGCTAATTGAAACAGTATAATTAGTTGAATTTGTAATACCAGTAACTCTTGTGCCAGCAGTAACTCCAGTTCCATAAACATACATTCCAACCAAAATAGGATTGGTTGGCGCAGTAGTTAGCGTCATGGTTGTACCGGAAATCGTTCCAGTGGTTGACGATTTGTACCCGCCAACCGTGTTTTGAATGATAAACCCGTAGCTGGATTGACTTCCAATGCCGCCGCCGCAGACCAGACCCATGTACTTGACGTTTAAACTGTGACAGTTACCGTCCCACTCAAACCCGTAATAGTCAATGCCGGGGTCAAGAACACAAAAGTTGATTGACAAAATGTCAGATCTCTTAGCAGCATTACCAAACCACTTGATGCCTGGGCCGCGAATAATGCCCCACATCCATTCCAATTGAACAGTGTTAGCTTGTTCAACGTACAACGCGCCAAACGCATTGTATAGATACGCCCGCTCAATCGTTACGCGGTCTGCGTTGCTGATATAAATAGCATAGCCAGTTGTTTGACCGGGGGAGTTGAAGTTAAGCGACAACTTAACACCGTTACTAGCGCCGCCAACGCTGACGCTATTGATTGCACCAGAAGTTTTGAGAACGCCTGGACCACCAAGCCACTGATTGTTTGTTGTAACCGATAGAGCAACGGTGTGAAGATAAGTCTTACCAGCGGCAAGGTAAACGTCTCGCCCAGTATTGATAGCGTTTTGTAGCGCGGTCGTGTCGTTGGTTGTACCGTCACCAGCAGCGCCAAAGTCTTCTGGATAAACGTAACCCAAACGCAGTTTGGATTGAACAGTCTGGGTGACTGCGCCCGTGCCGGATTCAACGTAGACGATGTTGGCCGAACTGGTCAGAACCGAGATGTTGTCAACGGTCCAGACTTCAACGTCTGTGGATGTGGTGAGCTTAAACTTGTATGAAGACGTGCCCAACCAGATGCTGCATTCGCCGCGACTGTCCAGAATAACTGGGTTGGAGTTAGCCGTATTACCAGTGGAATCAGTGTAAGTTGTAAGCGGCGTGGTGGTTCCGGCTGCGTAGGTGTAAACCTTGCCACCAGACAACGGAACACCGTTGTTGTCCAGAAATTGCAATTTCGGTTGCGGCGAGATGTATGTAGTCATGTTAGGTTTTCCAACTGGTTCCGTCAAAGAAGACTCGAACAACGGAGGAGCCGCCTCCGACAACGGTGGTATTGTACATTGGGGCAAGCGCGTCTGTGACGTAGGCCATCGCTCCTTGAATGCCTGTCGGAAGCGTTGCCACTGTGTACTGAGGTAAAACAAAAGGTTGAAGCGATTGAACATAAGTAGGTGTTACCTTAAAAATCCCGTTGCCAGCAATTTGAAAATTGTAGTTGTTGTTTGTGCGGTCATAGGATAAATAGTCATTAGTATCAAAAACTAAATTCGGACTAGCGCCCGACATTTGCATATAATAATTTGCGTCAGCGTAAAATCCTGTTGCAGTAATGTAGTTGGCGCTAAAATCTCCTGACGCATCACGCTGGACAAGATAACTTGCGGTGTTGGCGCTAGTTGCGTTTACAGTAATGTTTGGCGTTGCCCCGCCAGAAGAGTTAACTGGACTGGTTGCGGTAACGCTTGTGACGCCGCCGCCGCCACTGACCGTAGCCCAACTTAATGTTCCAGACCCGTTGGTGCTTAAAACTTGGTTAACTGTACCGTCTGCGTTTGGAAGGGTATACGTTGTGCTGCCAGCAGTTGCCGGTACAGTAAATCCAACGTACCCAGACGATGAACCCATAAGGCGCAGCGGCGTGTACGTTTGCGTCGCCGTGGCAGATAGGCTAAATATCCCGTTACCAGCAATCTGAAAATTGTACTGGTTGGAAGTTCTGTTGTAGGCTAAATAATCATTCGTATCAAACACCAGATTCGGGTTAGCGCCCGCCATCTGCATATAGTAGGTCGCGTCAGCGTAGAATCCCACCGCAGTTATAAAGTTGCCGCTGAAGTCACCAGACCCGTTGCGCTGCACAAGATACAACGGGGTGTTGCCGCTGGTTGCGTTTACAGTAATGTTTGGCGTTGCGCCGCCAGAAGAATTAACTGGGCTGGTTGCGCTTACACTGGTAACGCCACTAACTGTTGCCGCTACCCAAGACAGATTTCCAGACCCGTCTGTTTGAAGAAAATATCCGTTGGTTGGCGCAAAAGGCCAAGTGTAGGTTGTGCTACCCGCTGTAGCTTGAGCGGCAAACCCTACATAACCAGTTGTTGACCCAAGAATTCTAAATGGTTTGTAAGAGTCAATTGTGTTGGCAGACATTTTAAATACGCCAGCCGCTGTAATTTGAAAATTTAATTCATTATTTGTTCTATCATAAGATAGAAAATCTGTGTTATCAAAAACAATTTGAGGACTGTTGCTAACAGTTGTTAAGTAAAAATTATTATCAACGGCTTGTCTTGGAGATTGATTCCAAACAAATCCGTTTGTTTCACCAGAAGCATTTGAATAAAGCGAAGTATTTCCGCTATATAAAATTGCCCCGCCAAGGTTGTTAATGCCATACCCGCCATTTCCAATGGATTTGCCGCCAGTAATTCGAACTTCGTAAGCGTTGATAGTAGAAGCAATTTTAAAGCCATCTGAAGCAGAACCAAGCACATACGGCATCACAAAGTCATAATCCAAACCAGCTTGAATTTCTACGCCTATTCCTGTTGAATAATCAACTTCGACTTGTCCAATTCTACCGATTGCTGGAAAAGTTGTCACACCCGCTGTATTGCGAATGATCATACCTTTACCGCCAACAATTCCAAGATATTTTACTGTTAGCGTATGACAATTTCCGTCCCATTCCATACCGTAATAAGTATTGCCTGGGTCTACAACAACAGAATTAAGAATTAAAATATCAGATCTAGTAGTATCGTTTCCGTACCATTTAATGCCGGGTCCAGTTAAATTGGCCCACATAAAATCAACAACAACTGTATTGGCTTCTTGAACATAAAGCCCGCCAAAACCATACAATATGTTAAGTTTATTAATTTTGACTCGGCTACTGTTGTCAATATAAACAGCCCATCCGGCAGTCTGGGTCGGAGAGTCAAAAGTTAAATCAAGCTGAATACCAGTTATAATTGTAGAAGTTAATGATGTTAATTTTATTCCGTCAATTGCACCTACAATTTTTATTACCCCAGGGCCGCCAATTGATTGATTGGCCTTGGACATAACAAGCGTTGTACCAATTGCGTATTTGCTTCCAGGCAAAAGATAAACATCAAACCCAGAGTTGATTGCTGCTTGAAAAGCCGCAGAGTCGTCAGTTGTGCCGTTACCCGTTGCTCCAAAATCTTCTGGGGTTACAATATTGTTGGAATAAGCCCAAGATAAAGTGCTTGAACCGTTTGTTTTTAAAAATTGGTTTTTACTTCCATCGGCGTTTGGAAGTGTGTACGTTGTGCCGCCAGCAGTTGCCGGTACAGTTAATCCAACGTAACCTGACGTAGAACCCATCAAAAGCAAAGGCTTGTACGTTTGCGTTGCCGTAGAAGACAAACTAAAAACGCCATTACCGGCAATTTGAAAGTTATATTGATTATTTGTTCTGTTGTACGAAAGAAAATCAGTAGGATCAAAAGCGATTAGAGGTGTATTGCTGGCGGTTGTTAGATAAAAATTGTCATCAATCGCTTGACGCGGAGATTTGTTCCAAATTTGTCCGTTGGTTTCACCCAAAACGTTGGAGTAAAGTGCTGTATCGCCAGCGTACAACAGAACGCCGCCTAAGTTGTTGATGCCATAGCCACCGTTGCCAATAGACTTTCCGCCCGTAATGCGTACTTCGTAAGCGTTTATTGCTGCTGCAATACGGAACCCATCAGACGCCGCTCCAAGAACGTAAGGCATTACAAAGTCATAGTCCAGACCGGCTTGAATTTCTACACCAATGCCAGTGGAATAATCCACCTCAACTTGACCGATACGCCCAATTGCAGGAAAGGTTGTAACACCATCCGAGTTACGGATGATCATGCCCTTGCCGCCGACAATCCCAAGGTACTTGACTGTCAGACTATGACAGTTACCGTCCCAGTCCATGCCGTAATAGGTGTCACCCGTATCGACCACGACCGAGTTCAGCACCAGCAGGTCTGACCGAGTTGAGTCGTTTCCGTACCATTTGACGCCGGGGCCAGAAAGAAACGCCCACATAAAGTCCACAACAACCCAGTTGGCTTGTTGTACGTACAACCCACCAAATCCGCTAATAATGTTGAGCTTGTTAATTTTGACGCGGCTACTGTTTTCAATGTAAACCGACCAACCAGCGGTTTGCGTAGGCGAGTCAAAGGTCAGATCCAACTGGATGCCGGTCACAATCGTGGCTGTTGGCGAAATTAGTTCTAAACCGTTGATTGCGCCAACGATACGCAGAACCCCAGGGCCGCCAAACGATTGGTTTGGCGTGGACATCGTAAGCGTTGTGCCGACCGCGTAGATGCGGCCCGGCGGCAGATAAACGTCAAACCTAGAATCAAGCGCAGCTTGAATGCTAGCCGAATCGTCAGACAAGCCATCACCAACCGCACCGTAGTCGTCAGGAGTCACCGCGTTGGCGTTTTGTCTAGTCTTAATGTATTGATTATTCAGATAGCGGTACCACTCACGCGAGATTAGACCAGTACGCTCGTCCGTCAGCGGAACCCGAGAGGCTGGAATTGTAGTGATGTTATTGCTAACAGGCATTACGCATTCGTCCCGCTAAGATGTAGTTCAGCGCCCATGATAGCAATCTTGACCGGATCTGTACCGGACACTTCGTAGACTCGATCACGCAATTTGAGCGTCATACCAAGCCGCCGCCAGAAAACGCGCTGCTGGTATACGCCGATTTTTCCAATTGGTGACCAATGCTCGTTTGACCAAGTATGACCACCATCATCAGACCAACGCAACATAACTTTAGGATCTACACCCAACCCGCTGTTATATTCGAAGATGATAATAAAATCACCAGATTCTGTCGTTATAAACAGGCCACTTTCGGTAATTAAAAACGTCAGATCGCTGTACGGCAACCCGCTCAACCCAACGCCAGACTCGCAATCAAGTTGTAGGCTATGGTGCGCTGTACGGTTTAGGTTATTTTGCCCCGTTGGAAGCGCCCGCCAAGAACGTAGCCATTTCTGGATACTGCCGTTATCTGCGTAAACATCTAGGTCAAAAGCGTACAGGTTGCCGTTGGCATAATCGCCAACAACGACTTCGCTGTTGTACGCCATCTGACAGTTGCTGCGATGCCGTGTAAAGCTACCGTTGTCAAAGCCAGCCCGCTCATGCCACGCTTGTGTAGATACGTCGTACACCCAAGTGGCGTTGGCCGATGGGAACGTCAAAACGTAAAAAGAGTGGCCTTCCTGTTGGTACGTGTAGGCAATCGCATCGCTAATGTTGCCGTACTGGGCGATTGCGTACTCAATCGCGTGGGTGCTGATCCGCTGGCCCGAATAGCCTTGCGAACGGTAAACGATACCCTGACCGCGAGCGTCTGCCCCTAACCAAAACAAACCATTGTCCAGTTTGGCAACGGAAAATGTTGCAGCGCAACCAATCTCGTTATACGCGCCTTGGATGCGTTGCAATGGGAAATCTACGTTGCCAGCGTCGTAAAAAACTTCAACAGAGTTGGTTCCGAACAGCCACGCTTCGCGGTGGTCAACGATCATGCTAACCAGATTGTCTGGGCTGCCTTCTGCGCTAGCAAAATCCAGCGGTTCAATCGAAGTGCCGTCAAGCAGAGTGGTTACCCAGACTTTTTGGCTGTTGGGTTCAATAAAAACAAAGTAACCGTCAAGATAACCAACGGTCAACGCGCCGGGGAAGTCTGGATCGGTGATTATCCCAAAAGCGCCCGTGCTGTTGTTGTAGATGTAGCTCGGCCCATTGCAAGCAATAAACAACTGTGTGCCGTTGTCAGCCATGCTGACCGGCCCAGTGCCAGACACTGTACCAATAAGAACTGGCGTACCGAATCCAGACATTGAATACAGTTTGTCGCCACTGACAATGTATGCGACACCGTTATACGTCCACAGCCCCCGAACGGGACCATCGCCAGCGGTGGTCAGTAACCGCAGTCCTGGCGCTCGATTTAGAAATGCAGGTTCTTTACCAGCTTCAGGGACAATCTCAGGAAAAAGATTGACCATTCTGTTGTCGGCAGCGTTGATGCTCCGAGCAACATACGCCGATCCCAGAATCGGCGTTTTCATCAATAATTACCGGCGTAGACGTTGAACCGCTGGCGCGTTGCAACAATTGCGTAAGGCATTGACATCACATCGTCAGGATTGTTGATGCGCTTGAGGTTGCGTTTGCTGGTCATGGCAATCCGTTTGACCTGCTCTGATGGTTCAACGCCAAACTCTGGCGCAATCTCCATCGCCAAGTTGTACGTAAACGCTCTCAGATACCCCGGTGGGAAAGCAAGCGTGGTTGCCAACGTTGCCGGCTGCGACAATTCTTCAACGCTGATAAAGTGAAACTCTAGCAAGCGCGTTGGCTTTGGATAGATGTAGATGTCAATATCTGGGTAAGTCATGTTTACGAACATGACCTGCGGATAGGTAGACGTTACGGTCTTGACCGCAATGCCATCGTATTGCTGCTGGTTGATCAGCTTGATCCCGTAAGACACGTTGGTCTGAGGGTCGCGGAAATACGTCGCGTCATCAACTAGGATCGGGCGAACAGCAATTCCGTTTAGACGCACCAAAGATCCTGACGGACCGAGCGTAGCGTTAATTGCACCGACAGGCCAATTAACGATCTGATCAATAGTTGAAAACACCGCCAACCGCTCGGTGTTCCAACTATCAATCATCTGATTCATTGCCATCAATGAATCTTGCGATACCGAGGCCGAGGTGGTTTCACCTTCTGCTAGGACACCCAACAAACGCAGGGCGCGGTTGATTTGATCACCAGCGGAATATGTTGCCATCGTAAACCTCAGAAGGAGGGGCCGAAGCCCCGCCTGTTAGCTTGCGCCGTGGATGATTGCGAAGTTGATAATAACAGCTTCAGAGTATGAAGTTGATGCAGTCAAATTCCGCAACGTAATCAAGGCAGAACCAGAAGCTAGATACGAAACATAAGTGGTGTAAGCCCCAGCAGCGCTACCAGTAGTATTGCTAGAGACATTCACAATGATTGTGTCATTAATGCTAATTGAACTGTTGGTTAGCGTAAATGATACCGCCGCTCCACCAGCCAAAGCCGCGTTGTTCATTGTGATGCGGCCAGCAGACTTGTTCAGGGTAACACCCGTTGACTTGTCTGTTGCTTGCGTCACAGTACCTTGAGCGGCTGCGCTATAGCCAATTTCCTGACTTGCGTAACAAGTTGTAAATTCTGGGTCGGAATATGCGACCCCAACTGCTTGCGTATTAGGCATAATAATTCCTTAAAAAAGGGGAGGGCTTGTGACCCTCCCCCTAGATTTAGGCTTTTAGCCCAAACGATACACAACGTAAGTGCCGTCGCCGGTCTTACGGAAGCGGAACAACTGGCTGGTTGTAACAGCGATAGCAACCAA